GATGCTGACGCTGCTCGACACGCTCGACAATCCGCCGGCTGATGGCCACACGCAGCTGCCACGCGAGTGGTTTCGAGCACCCATCCAGCAGGTCGACACCGCACACTTCGGCTGCACGGTGATCAGCACGGCGGCCCTCAAGCGAACGCCGAAGCCATGGTTTGAGGGGAAGGCCAACGCCGCCGGCGAGTGGGGCGATGGCCGAATTGACGACGACATCTGGTTTTGGCGTCAGTTCAAGCTTGCCGGCAACCGGCTCTACGTCACGCCTCGCGTCACGCTCGGCCACGGCGAATACATGATTACGTGGCCGGGGCAAAGCCTCGCCACGCCGGTCTACCAGCACAGCACCGCTTTTGTGAATTCTCAAGAAAGGCCCGAGGGGGTCTGGAAGGTAGGCGAGTGATGCGGGTGAAATTTGTAAAGCCGCACGGCGTGTATCGGCCTGGCGACGTGATCGACGCAGGCGGTGGCGTGGGCAATATGCTCTGCCTCCGCGGGGTCGCGGTGCCCGAGCCGCAGCAGCCGCTGCTCGAGGCCGCGGTGGTTGATCGTGAGGCCCGCACGGCCGATGTCAGGCCCAAACGCAGGAGACGCCGCCAATGAGATACCGCAGCCTAGTCCGAACCACAGAGCCGGCCGTGGAGCCTGTCAGCGTCAGCGAGGCCAAGCAACACCTTCGCGTCGACATCAGCGACGACGACACCTACATCGCCGGCCTGATTACCACCGCCCGGCGATACGCCGAGGAGTACCTCGACCGCTCGCTGATCCACACGCAGTGGACGATGCGGCTCGACACGTTTCCCTATGAGTTCGAGCTGCCGCGGCCGCCGATGGCCACCAGCGGCACTCTGACCGCCACCAGCGTCACCTACACGGTGGACCCCGGCGGGGCCGGCGGCACCAGCGTGCTGACCACCGCCACGCTCTCGACATCGACCTACCGCGTCGACCGCGAGGCTACGCCCGGCCGGATCCGCACAGTCTACGGCGGCACCTGGCCGAGCCATCTGGCAGACCCTAACGCAGTGAGCGTGACCTGGTGGGGAGGCTACGGAGCCAGCGGTGCCGACGTGCCGGCACAAATTCGCTCGGCCATCCTGATGCTCGTGGCTCACCTGTACGAGCAGCGGAGCAGCGTGCTCGTCGGCAGTATTTCCAAAGAACTGGAGTACGCGACCAAGGCCCTGCTCGACTCGTGCAAGTGGGGCAGCTACGCATGATTTTGCCGGGCCGGCTCCGCGAGCGTGTGACTGTGCAGCAGGCCACCGAGAGCCGCAACAGCCTCGGCGAGACGCTTCTGACCTGGAGCACGTATGCCGAGCGGTGGGCCAGCGTCGAGGGCGTCAGTGCCCGCGAGGTGCTGGCCGCCGGCCAGATGGACGTGACAGTCACGCACCGCGTGCGGATGCGATACGTGGATGGCATGACGCAAAACATGCGGCTGCTGTGGCGAAGTCGCACGCTCGACATCGTGAGTTTGCTCGAGCACGCCAACCGCAGCGAGCACGAGCTGATCTGCCAGGAGACGGTCTAGTGTTTGTCGAAGGCAAGCCGCTGATCTCGCTCGCTCTAGGAAAAGGCAAAGAGGCCCGCCGGCTTTTTAATCTGGCGTCGATCGACTCTGTTCGTCTTGCGCTCAATCAACTGCCAAAAGAGGTTGGGCTGAAGTATCAGCTCAAGGCCCTGCGTAAAGCGGCAAAACCCGGCCAGGCGGCTCTGCAGGCACAGGTGCGAAAGATTGGCCAGGTCACCGGCAACCTGCTGGCCAGCGTCAGCAAGCGAGAACGCAAATACACCAACAACCGGGCCGGCATCCCGGTTGGCGTTATCGTCATCGGTTTTCGCCGGCCGACTGGCGGCGGCTCGCAGAGCACCGCCCAAAGTGCATTCGGCGGGTCGGTCAAAAAGGGGCCAAACCGCGCCTATCACTCGCACTTGGTCGAGTTCGGGACGACCGGACGCCGCACGCCGGGCAAGAGCGTGGCCGGCAAACGCCGGCGGGTCATTCTTGGCGGCCGCATCAAGACGATCCGCGAGCGAACCAAAACGCCCGGCCGGCCGCAGGGAATTCTAACCAGCTTTAAAGAGCGGCGTGCTTTTAAGGGGAAGGGCCAGTACCCGATCGACTTCATTGCCCGCGGCAGCGTCAAGCCGATGCCGGCATACCGGCCGCTCGCCAAGGCGTTTGCCCAAAGCCGGGCATCAATGCAGTCCATTCTCGATAAGGAACTGCGGAACGCCCTGCGGCTGGCCCAGCGACAGCTGCAGCGTGACGCGGAAAAAGCAGGAGCCACGATCGTCCCATGAGTTTCAAAAGCCCCGAAAGCGTGCTGCGGCAGGCCCTGATTGACGACGCGACGGTGGCCGCCGAGGTCGGCACCCGCATCTACCCTGTGCTGGCTCCCAGCTCGTCGGCCCTGCCATTTATCACCTACCGGCGAGTGGGCATCCAGCGGGAGCAGACGCTTTCCGCGCCGATGGGCGTGCCTCGCGTGACTGTGGAAATGGGCTGCCTAGCCACGACCTACGAGGCCGCCCGAGAGCTGGCTGACGCGGTGCGGCAGGTTCTGGATGGGTACGGCGGCACCGCCGATAATACTGAGGTGAAGCAGGTCCACCTCGACAACGAGCTGGACGATTTCGTACAGCTGACAGGCTCGGATTTACCGCCGGTCTATCAGGTGACTCAGACCTACGACGTTTGGTGGCAGGAGACATAGCCAATGGCGACTACGCCTCATGATGGAGCCGGAACAACGTTTGCTTTCGGTGGCACAACGTTCACTGTAACCAGCATTACGCACACGGTTGGCTCTGCCGGCGGCGGCGCGGACAACATCGACATCAGCCATCTGGGCCAAACGGTCGGAGAGTCGCTGTTGTCTTTGTCTAGGCCGCTGGTCGGCACCGCCGGCGGCGACACCGGCAAGACTGTGAGCATTGAATACATCGGCACGGCGGCCATCGCGCAGAATGCTACCGGGTCGATTTCGATTACCGGCGGAATTTCTGTTTCCGGCCAGGCTACTTGCAACAGTTCTTCTGTGACTGCCACGGTCAATGACGTGGTTCGCGGCACTGCCGAGTTCCAGATCGACTAGGAGGCTAGTGTGGCCACCTATTCGACAGGCATCACCGTTAATTTTGACGGCTCAACGTATGCCACCGTCACTGCGATGTCGTGGTCGTATGGTGGCGACTTGCCAATCGGCAAATCTGACAGCTACACCGACAGCCTTGGCACGTTGACTCTTACGTGCTTAGGCGTTGACGGTGTTTCCACGTCTAATTACGGCACGCGCGGCGACCTTGAAGTTGCTGGAGGTGGTGCTGACTTGACGCACAAGGCAGTATTGACAGAAATCGGCGTGACGCCCGAACTGAATGACGTCACTAAATACACTGTTTCCTTCACCCTAGTGGACGACTAATGGCACTTTCCAAGACAGATATTCTCAACGCTAAAGACGCAAACATCGTTACCGTTGCGGTTCCTGAGTGGGGCGGCGACGTGTGCATTCGCGTCATGAGCGTCGGCGAGCGTGACGCCTACGAATGCGAGTGGCTCGGCAAGCAGGACAAGGGCGTTGAAAACTTCCGGTCGAAGCTGCTTGCTCGTTGCCTGTGCGACGAGGACGGCAACCGGCTTTTTACCGATGCCGAAGTCGAAGAGCTGTCCAAGAAAAGCATTCACGTCATGGAGCGGCTTTTCAAGAAAGCCATTGAGCACAACGCAATTGCCCAGTCCGACGTGGAGGAGGCGGCAAAAAACTAAACGCCCGGCCTACGAGGCAGTTTGCCTTTCGGCTGGCCGGGCACCTCGGCATGACTGTCGGCGAGTTATGCCAGCGAATGGACTCGCGGGAGCTAACCGAATGGATTGCCTGGCACACCTACTACGAGCCATTCGGCGACAGCTGGCGGCAGACCGGCCTGATGGTCGCCGCGATGCTGGCTCCCTACACACGCAAGGGAGACACGCCTGATCCTGAGGATTTTGTGCCGGTAAGAAAAGACCGGCCGCAGCACCAGTCGCAGATAGACGCGGTGCTCGAGCAAATGCGGAGGGACTTAGGCCAGTAGCATGGCAAAGATCGGCCTCGGATTTCAGATTTCGGCATCGGCTGCAGGCATGGCCCGCGGCATCAATGCCGGCGTCGTCGAGCTGCGAAAGCTGGGGCTGGCCGCCAAGGAAACAAATCGCGACGTTTCTGTGTTGAAGTCTGTCACGATTTCCACAGTCTTTATCAACAGCGTCTCAGCGATTGCCAACACATTCCGCAGATTCACGAGCGGCTCGGCTGCGGCGATTGACAGCACCGCCAAGCTGTCGCGATCGCTCGGCGTGACGTTTGGCGAACTGCGGCAGCTCAACATCGCAGCCGACCTCTCCGGTGCGTCGTCTGAGCAGTTGTCGCGGGCGTTCGTCAGGGGCCAGGTGGCGATCGACGATTTTCGCCAGGGCGTGCCGGCCGCGTCCGAGGCGTTTGCTAGGCTTGGCATCTCGCTTGACTCACTCGCTGGCCGCGGCAGCATTGAGCAATTCCAGCTAATCGCCGAGGCGATTGCCGACATTGAGGATCCAACGACTAGGGCAGCGTTGGCTACCGACATCTTTGGCCGTAGCGGGGCAAACCTGCTGCCGCTGTTTGGCGACCTGTCGTCATCGCTCGAAACGTCTGCCGGGTTTCTTGAGCAGTTTGGCGGAGCCTTAACCAACGAGCAGGCT